TTAATTTCAGATTATGATCTCTCACTTATCGAGGGACAAGATCAAATCTCGCAAAATTTAGCGATCAGATTAAGATTTGTTCTGGGAGAGTGGTATCTTGATATCGAATCTGGCATACCTTACTATCAAGATATTTTCATTAAATCTCCAAATAGAAATAGAATTGAAACGATTATCAAAGATGAGATTGTGAATACTCAAGGAATCAATCGCCTACTGAGTTTTCAAAGCGATTATCAACCAATCACAAGAAAATATTCCGTTCGCTTTCAATGCGAGACTGACAAGGGAACGTTAGATCAAGAGGTAATTTTATTATGACGTTCGGATTAACACCGCAAGGCTTCGTTACTAAAAGATTAGTGGATATCAAAACTGATTTAGATAACTCAGCAATTGCCGAATTTGGCGATGTTAATTTAAGCCCTCAGTCGGTTTTAGGCCAATTAATCGGCGTTTTTTCTAAGCCATGCGCCGACATCTGGGAAAATCAAGAGGCTGTATACAATTCTCAATATCCAGCTACTGCCGAGGGAACCAGCCTCGATAACGTCGTACAGCTAAACGGAATTACCAGATTGCCAGCTCTTCAAACTAGTGTAATTGGAGTGTGTCAGGGAGTCGAGGGAACAGCGATAAATACTGATTCACTAGCTAGACAGCCAGATACTCAAGAAGTATTTTTTTGCGAGACAGGGGGCGTTATCTCACGCTCTAATGTAGTTCAGGCGCAAGCTAATTTAGATCTTTTAGACGAACAGGCTTATTCAGTAGTGATAAACTCATCCGTTTATACTTACTCGTTGCCAACGATTACATTTACAGGTTCTTTTGTAACTGGAAACTCAATCGTTTTAACGATTAACGGGGTTCAACAAGCACCGATTCTGTTTAACACAGATAACGACACAACGCTTGGGGATATTGCAACAGCAATTTCTTTGATTTCTGGAGTCGATACAGCAATTGATATAATACCCTCGACTATTGAAATAACTCCACAGGACGGTTACAACGTAGTAATCAACTCGATAAATATTTCTGGAGGCATTTCTCAACCTACTTACACGATTACTTATAGAATTCCGCAGGCCATCATTAGCTTTAATATTGATTTTGTCACTTCAAACAGCCTTTTAATCACTTTGAACGACGTTCCATTAACCGCTGTCCCTTTTAATACCGATCAATCTACAACGGCTTTAGATATTAAAACATTGCTTGAGGCGCAGCCTGAAATTGATATAGTAGACATAAGCGGAAGCGATCGTATCTTTACAATCACGCCTAACGCTGGTTTTAACCTGATTTTCAACTCAGCAGTTACTACAGGAGGAACAACACAGCCAACGGCGACTATTGAAAATCCAGTTTTCAATAAATTATCTCAAATTATCAATTCATCAGAAGTTTTAATTGAAGCAGTGGATAACAATGATGGAACGATGGAAATTTATTCGTTTTTGTCATCAAATGCATTCTCAATTAATTCAGGAACGAATATTTCAATAGATAATCTTTATTCGCCTTTCACATTTAAAGCGCAAAATTTCGGTACTCTTTCAGCTCCTGCTAATTCTTTAACTGAAATTTTAACTCCAATATTCGGATGGAACTCAATTAATAATTGGGAGGCTGGAGTCATTGGAAGAGGCGTTGAAACAGATTCCGAACTGAGAATCAGACGAAGAAATTCGATAAGATTACTCGGAAACGCAACGGTTGAATCTATTAGAGCAAAACTACTCCAGAATGTTGATGGATCGACCGCTGCCTTCGTTTATGAAAATCAAACCATGCAGCAGGAAGATTTAGACGTGATTTTTAGTGATGATCTAATCACTGGAAACCAAGTTGAGATAACTATCAATAATACAATACTGCCGATAGTCAACTTTTCTGTAGATCATTTAACGACGATGAACCTAATAGCTTCAGAGATAGAAACTCAAACGCAATTTGTATCAAATGTGACCGTGGGAGGAACTGGAAACCGCACTCTGACGATTGAGGCGCAATTTGGAGTTGAGTTTTCAATATCTATTGAGGTTACAGGAGGATCAAGCGCAGCAACCACCACAAATACAGGAGGGCGTGTTCCTAAAAGCTTCGAAGCTGTAATTTCTGGCGGATCAAATGCCGACATAGCAGAAACGATTTGGCTAAGCAAGCCTGCAGGAATTCAGACATTCGGAAATACAACTCAAATCATCACAGACAGCCAAGGCAACTCTCAGGCAATCAATTTTTCACGGCCTGAAAATCTTTATGTGTGGGTAAACGTCGAGCTGACACTTTACTCTGAGGAAACTTTTCCATCAAACGGCCTTGAGTTAGTCGCTCAAGCAATTTTAGCATACGGACAAAGCCTAGGGATAGGTGTAGATGTGCTTTTGCAGAGAGTTAACGCACAAATTTTTGAAGTAAGCGGAATTGCAAGCGGTGATATGCAGCTTGGATTTAGCACATCAGAAGGTGGAACGCATCCTTTTTCAGCTAGTGATATCTCAGTTGATGATATCCAAATATCAGCTTGGGATATATCTAGAATCAATGTAACGTTGGCTCCATAATGACAGCAATAACAAATCACGTACAAAGGGCATTAGTTTTACTCGCCAGTCAATTCAAGGAAAGCAAAGCTAACGGAGAATTAAATAATCTTCAAAAGTTGGTTAAAATATTCGTCCAACAATTGCAAGAGCTTGACGATGTAAACCAGCAGCTTTTACTTGAAAGGTCGCTTGATACATCTGTAGGAACACAGTTAAATGGACTTGGTGAAATTCTTGGATTAGAAAGATACGATGGAGAGGATGATAGCGACTACAGAGAGCGTTTAAAATTTCAGTCGTTCATTAATTCGGCTGATGGTACTCCAGAAGTAGCTATCAATGTATTAAAGGTTATTACTGACGCTAGCAAAGTGTGGTACAATGAATATTATCCAGCAGCCTACCAGATGGCAACCAATGGACAAGCGTTGCCTAATCCAGCAGAGCAATTAATTGATTTGATCCAATCAGTTTCACCTGCTGGCGTTCAGTACGTGCCAATAACTGTAATTGATCCAGAAAGCCCTTTTGTTTTTTCTGCTGATCCACTTCTTGATCTTTTAGCGGTTGTACCTGATGAAAATAATTTATTAGATCAGTATAACGTTGAAGTTGACACTGGAGAATTAATAGAGGTTCAAGCTGGACAATTTCCAAATCCAACGCTCGGGGGATACTTCAGCGAAGCGATTTGGACAAACGAGCCGACACTTCCAATAATTTATGATTTTAACAATGACGGAGCAGGCCGATTAAGTGAAGTGATTCAAAAAGACGGCTCACAAGCTCCCTTAGCGTAGGTAATTTATGGCAACTAAACCAACTACTCTGCCGATGTGGGCGGAAAATGATGTTCTTGATCCTATCTCAGGACAAAATAACGTTCTAGAACCTCCTACAGAAAAGCAGCTTAGCGGATGGGCTAGAGCTGAATTTCCGCCTAGGCAGTGGTTTAACTGGCTAGGTAGGCTATCATATAGGTGGCTTGATTGGTTAAAACAGCAGGAAGAACAGGCAGTAGTTACTAACGGGTCTGGAGCGCTACTTTTTCCTACAGACAACGCATTAATCACTTTTACAGCAGTAGACAAAACAACACCAACAAACTATCTTTTTGCAATAGGATTCAAAGGAACTGGCTCAAATCCTGTTCTGAGCGTTATAGGGAATAACGTTTTGACATTAGATACTGCAAATTTCACTACTACAGGAAATGCGCCGTTAACTACTGCCACGATATCAGGGAGTGATCCAGACAATGCGATAATCTGGGGTCAAACAAAAATTATTCCGTAGGTAAAAAATGGCAAATATCGAAATTCAAAATCTTCCTTCAGCAAGTAGCCCTTTAAATGGGGGTGCTTATCTAGTCATTAAAGACGGTCTTACTGATAAAAAAGCTACTGTAAGCCAGCTTAGAGAGATTGACATATCCGCTTTAACTAATCTAGTTAGTCCATCGGCTGGTGATCTTGTGATGATTGGACAGGGCGCAAACACTTTTAAAACGAATTTTCAAAACGTTGGTCTTGCAAAAGGAACGAGATGCTGGTTTCATCAAAATACTGCTCCAGTCGGTTGGACAACAGTTACCGATATATCAGACTCATTAATTGGCATTAAAGGCGGACTCTATGGAGCTACTGGGGGAATTACTTCTGGAGATTGGCAGCAATTAGATCACGCCTTGACAATTGCAGAAATGCCAGCCCATGGTCATAATTTCAATCTCGGAAAAGAGAGCACTTCAAGCTCTGGTGCAAGATTAGCAAGAGCAGCTTTTGACACGATAGTAGGTGCTTTTGGAACAACTGGAAGCTCTGGAGGTAGTCAAGGGCATAATCACGGCGACCAGTGGAGACCTTTTGCAGCCGTGGGTGTACTAGGAGTCAAAGATAATTAATGGAAAATACAAATTGCGGTTCAAACTGTCCTTACGTGAAATCTGGACTTTGTAAAACTGATTGCGAGTGCCCAAATTTTATTGAATCGGCATGGCAAAATAAAGACGGGGAAATTAAATTTTTCAAGGACTGCATTCCAAAAAGGCTGATGATTCAACAAAACAACCATCATCAACGGATTGAAGGACTGCAAAGCGCACTGGAACAGCAAAGGAACGCTTACAGTCAACTTTCTAGCGTCCTTAATGATTTACTATATCAAATCAAAAATATTTCAACTGTCGCAATCCCTGAACGCTCTAAAAAGGAGTTAACTCATGAGTAAAATTTATAGTTTGATTTTGCTTTTATCTATGACATCATGCACCTACAACGTATCCATGATTCATACCGAGGGACACGCTGAGGATGTTTTAGACTCGACACAGGACGCTAAAAGCGATCTATCGCCGAGCTTAACAATTCCAACTGTCTAGCTAATCATGAAGGAGTTTGATGACAATTTACCAAAATTGATTTTTGAGTTTTTTTTCAAAACATCAATGGGACAAATTTTTATACTAATTTTTCTTTTGATTATTGCTTATCTACTCATAGAGCATCTGGGAGCTGATAATCCAGCCGAACAACTGATAGAAAAGCTTTTTGAAAGGAAAACAGGAATTGAAATTGACGTTTCGCAGTGAAACGCACAGAGGAGAGAAAAAAGTCTTGGTTTCTCTCCTCTGCATTGTAAAACCGCTTTACATTGAATCAATCGGCTCCAGATCTATTTGTTTTTGATTCTCTTCTCTCCATTTTTCGATGCCACTTAAAAATTTCTCTTCGTTCAGCATAGCCAGCTTTACAACGTTTTCAAAAGGCTTCGATGAAATTTTTGATACATGCTCGACATAACTTTTTGCATCTCCCTCTACATCTA